AGTAGTGGAGGGGTAACTCCAACTAATACTGCAACCCCAACTAATACACCAACAGTAACTAAAACTCCAACTAATACCGCCACTCCTACTAATACTACAACTAATACCGCCACTCCTACCAACACTTCAACACAAACTCAAACACCAAGTCATACTCCAACACCAAGTAACACACCTGGTGTATGTAAAACATATCAATTATATGGTGGTTCTACTGACACAACATTTGTGGGTAAAGATTGTAACGGATTCCCATTCCAAGTTCAAGTTCAAGCTTTTCAAACAACTGTAACATGTGCAACAGAAGTAATTATAATTCAAGGTGATGGTTATTATGTTTCAATAGGTTCTTGTCCATTACCAACACCAACTCCAACAGTTACTCCAACTAATACATCAAGTAATACACCAACACCATCAGTAACAACAACTAAAACACCAACTCAAACAGGAACTGCGGCGGTTACACCAACTCAAACACCAACTCAAACTAAGACACCAACCCAAACTCAAACAGGAACTGCGTCAGTAACTTCAACTCCAACACCAACTAAAACGCCAACTCAAACAGGAACTCCTACAGGAACTGCGGCTGTTACCCCAACTCAAACTAAAACTCCAACACAAACAGGAACACCAACAAGAACACCATCAGTCACTCCAACACAAACTAAGACTCCAACACCTACAGGAACTGCATCGGTTACACCTACACCAACACCAACATATTGGTTTACAGGATTTTCTGCTAACCAACAATATGAATATACCGTCGGTATGTTAGGTAACTTTAGTGGAGGTTCAATTAACCAAGGTGGACCTGCAAACGGAATCGCACCTCACCCTGTATTCTTAGATAATGAAGGAATACCAGTACAACAATTAAACGGGATTACCATTGGAGGTTTCCAAGGACTAAATAACTAAAAAATAAATAACAAACAATATGTCAAACTTAAAACCAATTGGAAGTGAAAAACTTACAGGCCAAGACAAGATAAATAGAATTATGGAAATTGCTCGTTTTAACGAGGTAGCTCCTAAATCTATAAACGAAAATGCCACTTCAGAGTATTCAATTTCTCTTGCTGACGGGAATAATTATCAAATTGTTAGAGAAAGACAAGGGTATATTATCAAGAAAACCATTTCAGAATCTGAAACGGATTATATTGAACCTATGAAAAATAGAAAATACTATTCTTCGTATTCTCAAGCATTCAAAAGATTAAATCTTGTTGCTGGTGAATTAAATAGACTTAATGAAAACGAAGAAGGTGTTTCATTATATGGTGAACAAAAAAGATTCACATTAAAAACTCCAAAACCAGCAGCACCTGAAATGCCTGCGGGACCACCAGCAGAATTACCTGCGGCCCCTCCAGCAGTTCCAAGTCCTGAATTACCACCATCACCAATGGGTGACATGGGTGGTGAAGAAATACCAATGGATGACATGGGTGGTGAAGACATGGGTGGTGAAGAAATGCCAATGGATGACATGGGTGGTGAAGAAATGCCAATGGATGACATGGGTGGTGAAGGAAACGAAGACCAAGTAACATTTAAAACTATTCAAAAACTAACAGGTAAATTAACTCAAAAAATTAGAGTTCTTGATGGTGAAGAAGGTATGACATCTGAAGATGTTAAATACGTTATCAACATGGTATTATCTGCACTTGATTTGACTTCATTATCTGAAGAGGATAAAGAAGATATCATGAGTAAATTTGAAGAAGACGAAACTGAAGATTATAGTCAAGAGGATGATATGGATGGTGAAGATATGACTGACGATAGTGAAGTTGAGGATATTCAAGCGGATATGGATGTTCCTGTTGAAGGATATGAATTAGGTGAAGATTATGAAGATAGTCGTTATTCTGAAGATTACGATGAGGATTATGATGCTAAAAAGTCAAAAGGTTATTCAAATCACGGAGCAATGTTTGATAGTATCTTTGGAGAATCACAAGTAGATAAAGTTATTTCAAAATATTTTGAAGTTTCTAAATCAGAAATTAGAGAACAAAAAGAAAAACAAGTACAAAAAACTTTACAGAAAAAATCTATTGTTAAAACTATCATGGAATCAGTTAGTAAAATGACTGAAACTATTGAACAAGAATTATCTGCAGAAAAATTTGTAAAAGAAAACATAAATTCTAAATTTATTGGAATTACCAATAAAAAGAATTTAATATTTGAAACTAAATCAGGTCAAGTTAAAATTACACCAAACGGAGAAATTTTATGAGTTATTTAACTTATGTTAATGGACTTGGTCCTAACTATAAGGGAGATAATTTGTATGAGTTTATTTTTTCAGATAGTTTGGATGTTTGGGGAGATTCATGGGAAAGTAAACCTTCCAATGGTTATCCAACACCACCTGAATTAAAATATATTAAGAAAGTAGGAGTTCTGAGAAATACTGATTTAAAATTGGAATTGATTCAGAACTCCGATTTTTTTTGTATGATAGATGCAATGGACGATGTTGTTGCGTTAACATGGGAAACAGAAGAATTGGAAGGACAAAAAAGATTGGTCTTTAGATTTGGAAGTACCGAACAAGAAATAAAAGATAAACTCTACGAAAGAGATTTAGTTTTAGAATTTGAACAAAAAGTAGTATATGAAAACTAATATAAAAGCACTCAAGTTGGTTGAAAAAGGATTATCATCCAATACAGTTAGTAAATTAACTGAATCACAAATTAATGTATTATATTCAAAATTATTAGGTGAAGCCTCAGTAAGTGTTAGTAGTAAAAATCCAAACGCCGCTCAGATTGCAAAAGATATGACCGCAAAAGGAGTTAATGTTACTATGACAGAAAAAGAACTTGATGAGGATGCCGATTTAGATGATTCCGCAGAAAAAGAAGGCGGTTATGACCCTGATGCTGGTAATAGTGTTGGAAATAATAACGGTCCGTCTAATGATGATGGGTTTGGTGGTGGAGATGACGGTATGGGTATTTTTGAAGAAGATAATGATAGACCAAATGCTTGGGCTATTTGTCATACACAAGTTGGACCTAAAAAATCAAGAAAATGGGAAAGATGTGTTAAAGAAGTAAAAAAACAGTTGGGAGAAGGAAAAAATCCCGTATCTTTGTTTTTAGAATCTCAAATACAAAAAATAGTGGAAAAACATATGCCTCCTAAAATTACAAAAGGTGATTTAGTAAGATACATCTCCGAACAGGGAACTGCTCCCTCACCAACAACAAAACCAGCACCAACAAAACCTGGTACAAAACCAGGTAAAAGACCAAACCCTTTTAAAAATCCAAATCCTGGTGAAAATCCTGCTCCAAAAGCAAAAAAGGTTTCACCTGAAGACGCAAAAGAAAAAGTGATTGATGTAATAATGCAACTATTAGAAAAATAATTTATGGCAAAGAAATTAAAAGAACAGATTGATTACGGGAATACACCTGAAAGAATGGACCCAAATTTAGAAAGAAAATTGGCTAGTCCTGAAGGGATGTATGCAACAAATCCTGCAATGAAAAAAGGTGTTGCTGATGTTCAAAGATTGGTTAGTAAAAGATTCCAACAAGTTGCCGATAAGTTAAGACAGGTTACAGGTATTCAAGATTTAAGTTCTAAACAAGTCCAAGGTATGGTTTATCAAGAAATGATGACAAAACTTCCTAACATTATGAGAATTGAAGCGGCTCACAGAGATGAGTTAATTGAATTAGCAAAAGAAGCGTCTTTAGATGATGCTGAAGTTCCTGAAGGAAGATATCAAATTGAAGCTAGTTTGGGTATGCCAGATACAGGTAATTTTAGAATGGAACCTGAAGATGATGAAGACGAGGAAGAAGAAGAAGATGAGGAAAAATTACAATTTCCATCTTTTGACCTTGATGAGTTAACTGACGAAGAAATTTTAGAATTAGAAAAACACAAAAGAAATATTATTAATGCACTTATTCAAGGAGCAGCAAAAAAAGGACATTACCTTTTTCAAAAACCTGACGTTAAATCGAGATTAGACGCAATTGACCCTTCATTATATGGGGATTATTTGGGTATCATGGCAATCAATGATTTCATGTATTTTAGTATGGAACAGATGATTGAACAGATGAGTCAAACTGGTCAAGGTGTTGCAGGTAAAGTAGAATTGGGTGATGCCGATGAAAATGAAGAAGGAGATGAAGGTGAAGAACAACCTGACACTAAAATTATCGCAACAGGATTAATTTTCCCAATTCTTTGTCACGAAATTATTAAAGGTTTAGAAGAAGCCAAAGGTAGAGCTGGTTTACCATCAGACCCTGGCATGAGAGAAAAAGTCTTAGGTCAAACTGATGTATTGTCAAATGAACCAATGCAATTACGTATTGGACCTGAAATTGTTGAAAAAATACGTTTCGCATTACCTGATGATGTTTTTGACCCCGAATACAAAGGATTAATAAATTTTTTCCATGTATTACTATATCAAATAGACGCTAAAGAATTCTTAGAAATTATTGGAAATGCCATCTCTGAAGATTCTTCTAAACTTGGTAAAGCTAAAAAACGATTTGAAGAAATTGTTAGAGAAGCTAAACAAATGCAAGAGGAATTTGAAAATTATAAAGAAGAAGAAGATATTGATTCTGATGACGATGAAGGTTTAGATGATTTCTTAAGTGGTTTAGGCATAACAAGACCTAAATAAAATGTGTGAATAAAGAACAACTTATTATAGAGTTAACAAAGTGTATGAGGAGTACTCCTTATGCACTTCGAACTTATTTACAAACATACGATAATACAGTATCAAAATACGTACCATTAGACCTATTCCCCGACCAAGTTAGTTTAATTGAAGATTACGACAAATACAATGAAAACATTGCATTAAAGTATCGTCAGGCGGGTGTATCAACCGTAACTGCCGCTTGGATATCAAAAAAATTGGCATTTGCCCAAAAGAACAAACCTGAAAAAATTCTTATTATTGCCAACAAGTTAGATACATCAATGGAGATGGCTAACAAAGTTAGAGGGTTTACCGAACAATGGCCAGATTGGGTTGGTATTTCATTCTCAAAAGAAAAAAATTCACAAAGACATTTTAAACTTAATAATAATTGTGAGGTTAAAGCCGTTGCAACATCAAAAGATGCCTTGAGGGGTTATACACCTACAATTCTTGTATTTGATGAGGCGGCATTTATCGAGGCAGACTCAGATTTTTGGTCTGCTTGTATGGCGTCCCTATCTACAGGTGGTAAAGTTATTGTTGTATCCACACCAAACGGATATGACCAAATTTATTATGAAATCTATGACCAGTCATTAAGGAACATGAACGATTTCAAAATATCTGAAATGTTTTGGTATCGTGACCCAAGATATACAAAAGATTTGTATATGGTTAAAACTCCTGACTTGGTACATTTTCTATTAAATAGAGAAGAATATTCTGAAAAAGATATTATTACATTATCAATGGAAAATCCATATGAGAGAGACCACTCTATTGTAACCGATTATATCGAACAAGGATACAAACCATGTTCTGCTTGGTTTGAGGGGATGGTTAAGAAGTTGAAGTTTGATAGAAGAAAAGTGGCTCAGGAATTAGAATGTGACTTTTTAGGTTCGGGTGATAATGTATTCGAATCTGAATTGATGCAAGAAATATCTAAAAATACTTTACGTGAACCACAGGCAAAACTAATGGGAGGTTCGCTATGGATATTTAAAGAACCTGTAAACGGACATAAATACGTAATGGGTGTCGATGTGTCAAGAGGTGACTCTGAGGACTTCTCATGTATCCAAATCATTGATTTTGACGAAAGGGAACAGGTGTTAGAATATGTCGCCAAAGTTCCACCGGATGTTGTAGCGGAAATTGCGTATAAATGGGGGACAATGTATAATGCTTACTGTGTAATTGATATCACAGGAGGTATGGGTATTTCTACATCAAGAAAATTACAAGAATTATCATATCAAGGTGGGTTATATGTTGATAATGTTGATACGACTAATAAATGGAAATGGGACCCAAAAATTAATGACAGAATACCAGGTATTAACTTTAACTCAAAACGAGTTCAAATTATATCTGCGTTTGAGGAAAATGTTAGACATGGATTTAAAGTATATTCAAATAGATTATACAATGAAATGAATACATTCATTTATATTAACGGAAGACCTGACCACCAAAAAGGTCATCATGACGACTGTATTATGGGGGTTTCTATGGCATTATATATTGCTGAAAAATCATTCCAATCTTTGGAAAAAGTTACCAATCATACTAAAGCCATGATTAACTCATGGGCCACTAACGTTAATGAAAACAAAAACTCTTCCGAATTCTTCAATCCAATGGTTCCTCAAATGGGTAGAGGTAATGGTTTGGGTAATAATGGTGAAGCAACTAAAGCTGATTACCAAAAATACGGATGGCTATTTGGTGGCTAATAAGTATTTATATTATCAAAGTAATTAGTAAAATTGTAATATGAGTGAACAAAATCTAACGGTCTGGCAGAGGCTATCGCAAACATTCGGCCCAAATTCACTGTTGAAACAGGATTATCCGACTTTTAAGTTTGATAAGAAAGAACTTTTGCGTACGCCAAATCGTGATGAATATGAAAGAGAAAAACTCCAAGCACAACAAACATTTTATTTAACAAATCAATGGGCTAAGGTTGAAAATAATTTATACTCTCAAGCAATTTATTATGAACCATCAAGATTATCAGCACAGTATGATTATGAATCGATGGAATATACTCCTGAAATTTCTGCAGCGTTGGACATCTATTCTGAAGAATCTACAACAACAAATGAAGATGGGTTTATTTTACAAATTTATTCTGAGTCAAAAAGAATTAAATCTGTATTAGCCGATTTATTTAATAATAACTTAGACATTAATACTAACTTACCAATGTGGACAAGAAACACTTGTAAGTATGGTGATAACTTTGTTTACCTTAAATTAGACCCTGAAAAAGGAATTATTGGTTGTCAACAATTACCAACAATTGAAATTGAACGTCATGAGATTGGCGTAACTGCCAAGATTACTGTGGATATCACACAGGAACAAGACCAGAATAAGAAGGCTCTTCACTTTACTTGGAAAAACAGAAACATGGAATTCCAATCATGGGAGATTGCTCACTTTAGATTATTAGGTGATGACAGAAAACTTCCATATGGTACATCAATGTTGGAGAAAGCAAGACGTATTTGGAAACAGTTATTGTTATCAGAAGATGCCATGTTAATTTATCGTACATCAAGAGCACCTGAAAGAAGAATGTTTAAAGTGTTTGTGGGTAACATGAATGACGATGACGTTGAAGCATACGTAAACCGTGTTGCAAACAAATTTAAAAGAGAACAAATTGTGGATGCTAAAACAGGAAACGTAGATATGAGATTCAACCAAATGGCGGTTGACCAAGATTACTTCATTCCAGTTCGTGACCCTGCAGCGCCAGACCCAATTACAACATTACCTGGAGCGACAAACTTATCAGAAATTGCCGATATTGAATATATCCAAAAGAAATTATTAACAGCACTTCGTGTTCCAAAGGCATTCTTAGGATTTGAAGAAGTTGTTGGTGATGGTAAAAATTTATCATTACAAGATATCCGTTTCGCTCGTACAATCAACAGAATTCAA